GAAATTGAAGAAATGTTAATGAATAAGTTTTACAGTAAAGTTACTGAACCTTGTGCAAATTTCTTATTTAGTAAAATAATGGATCCAGACAATAAAGAAGCGGATGAATATGATGAAGATGCTGATGGTTCTTATAACGATAAAGAACTTGACAAAGATGAGGCAATGAAAGAAATAGAATGAATTTCTATGAAATCAATGGATACAAAAGTTGGTATTTGAATGGAAAACGACATCGAGAGGATGGACCAGCTTGTGAATGTCCAGATGGAAGCAAATCTTGGTTTTTGAATGATCAAGAATATTCTGAGAAAGAATTCAATGAAAGGATAAAGAATGAAATTTAATCAAGTGATTGAAAAAGTTGACGTGGAAAAGTTTTTAGGTTATGAATATTTAGTTTTTAATATTGACGACGAGCAAGAAATTAAATTTTCATATGGAACCAAATATTGGCTTCTGAATGGAAAACTCCACAGAACGGATGGTCCAGCAATCGAATGTTCTTCTGGAGACAAATTTTGGTATCTGAATGGAATTCAATATTCTGAGAAAGAATTTAATGAAAAGGTGAAGAAATGAAATTTGATCAAATTATGGAAAAGGTTGAAATTATTAACGAACCACAGCTTATACACGAGTCATTGATTTATCATATTAATGATGAAGAAGAGATTAAGTATGTAAATCGACACAAACATTGGCGACGCAATGGAGAACGACATAGGGCGGATGGGCCAGCGATTGAATATTCAAATGGATCCAAATTTTGGTATCTAAATGGAAAACTTCACAGAACCGATGGACCTGCGGTTGAATATGTTTCTGGAAGCAAGTCTTGGTTTCTAAATGATCAAAAATATTCTGAGGAAAAATATAATGAAGAGGTGAAGAAATGAAATTTGATCAAATTATGGAAAAGGTTGATATTGAAAATCCTGGTTTAATTTATGAATATTTGTTCCTTAATGTTGATGAAGAAAGTAAAATTATATATGCAAATGGAAACAAATCTTGGTATCTGAATAGAGAACTTCATAGGACGGATGGACCAGCGGTTGAAAGATCAGATGGAAAAAAATATTGGTATTTGAATGATCAAGATTATTCTGAAGAGAATTTCAATGAAAAGGTTAAGAAATGAATAATAAAAAATATTTAGAAAATGTCATTAAAACAGAACTTGATGAAAAACAATACATGGAAGCAAAAAATGATCGCATAGATTATAAGAAAATGAGATTACTTCATGGTGCGATAGGATGTGCAACCGAAGCAGGCGAATTGCTCGACCAAATAAAAAAACATGTTTTCTATGGAAAAGAACTTGATGAGACCAATATCATGGAAGAAGTTGGAGATTTATTTTGGTACTGTTCTATTTGTCTTGATGCTGCAGGATATGATATTGATGATTCTATGAAAAAAAATATTGAAAAATTGGCATCAAGATACAAAGATGGTTTTAGCGAAGAAAAAGCACTAAAAAGAGATCTAAATAAAGAACGAAAAATATTGGAAGAATAAAATACAATATGGGCATGCCGATACTAATAATAGATTCCTTAAACTTGTTCGTGAGAAATTATATTGCAAATCCTCAAATGGATAACAATGGAGAATTGGTTGGCGGAATTGTTGGCTATATGAAGTCATTGGCAAAACTGGTTAAGGATCTTTCCCCAAAGAAAGTTATAGTGGTTTGGGAGAGCGGGGGCAGTCCACGCCGCCTCCAGCTCTTCCCCGCCTATAAACAAAGACGTAAGCCGCCTCGCCCCATGAATAGAACCTATGGGGATGCGATACCAGATAACGAAGATAATAAAAATTATCAGATAAGAGCATTGTTGCAACTATTGAAGTATTTGCCAGTTTATCAATTATATATTGAGAACTGTGAAGCAGATGACGTAATTGGATACCTCTGCAAATCGACATATCAAAATGAAGAAAAAATAATTTTATCGACAGATAAAGACTTTTATCAACTTGTTGATGAAAAAACTAGAATATTCAACCCAGCCACAAAAGTCTTCGTCAATAAGAAAGATATTATTGAAAAATATAATATAACACCAGATAATTTTTGTGTGGCAAAAGCATTTAATGGTGACTCCTCGGATAATATCCCAGGTGTCCCACGTGTTGGCTTTAAAAGCTTGTCTAAAAGATTTGATTTTATTAATGATATTACAATTAATGACATTATTGAAGAAAGTAAAGAACACGTATTAAATGATAAAAAACCGCTTGTGATGTACGAGAATATAGTCCAGAGCGAAGAATTAGTTCGAAGAAATATGAAAATAATGAAATTAGATAATGCATTACTTTCTTTTGAACAAATTCAAGAGGTTACAAGAATCATCAATGATTTTAAACCAAAGTGGTCTAAGATCAAATTTTTCAAGAGATACTTAGATCTAGAAATGGATGGACTTGATATTGAGAGACTGTGCAATTGTTTTTCATATCTGGTTTATTCATAATAAAAAGGACAATTTATGACCACAAGAACGGATAAGCCATCCTTCGCCGATTATGGTGAAGCCTTCCAAGAGCGCGTTGTACAGGCACTGTTTATAGACTTTGCTTGGGCGGAACAAATGCAAGAAATTATAAAAGTTGAATATTTTGAAATTGAATATTTTCAATTCTTAGTTAAGACATATTATGATTATTTTGCAGAATATAGAACCTTTCCTACAATTCCGATTATAGCTTCAATCATAAAAGACAAATTAGAAGGTAAAGCATCTCTTGATGGATTATTACTTACGAGGGCAATAAAACTTCTTAAGAAAACTAAAAAAGAACCAGATCTAAGAGATTTACCATATGTGAAAAGTAAAGCGCTTGACTTTTGTAAAAAGCAAGCAATGACTGAAGCTTTATATCGTTCAACAGAATTAATTATTGAGAATGATTACGATGAAGTTATTGATGTAATGAAAAAAGCATTAATGGCTGGGGAAGAAACATCAATTGGTCATGATTTTGAAGAGGATATAGAATCTCGTTTTGTTGATGTGCAAAGAGATCCGATCCCGACGGGTGTACCAGAGCTTGATCGTCATGAGGTGCTGGATGGTGGACTAGGACGTGGTGAGTTAGGAATTTTTGTGGCGGCACCTGGAGCGGGAAAATCGCATTGGCTTGTTCAGATTGGAGCTAATGCTGTACTTAACGGATATAATGTTCTTCACATTACTCTTGAAATGTCAGAGACCAAAGTTGGTCGACGATATGATGGTTGGTTCACCGGAATCAATAATCGAGAGATATCAAGAAATAGAGATAAAGTTAATGGATGGTATAAAGACAACAAAGAAGGAATGGGAAGACTTTTTATTAAAGAGTTTCCGTCTGGACAGGCGACCACAAATACTTTCCGTGCATACATTCAAAAATTAGGAATCAAGAAAAATTTCAAACCTGATCTTATTGTTATCGATTATGCCGATGAAATGTCTTCAATTAAAAAGTTTGATAGTACATCATCTCGTCATGAATTTAAATCAATTTATAGAGATTGTCGAAATATGGCTCGTGAATTTAATTGTGCCGTGTGGAGCGCATCTCAGTCAAATAAAGAAGGTTCTTCTGCTGAAATTGTAACAGGCGAAAACATGAGTGAATCTTATAGAAAATTAGATGTTCCAGATTTTGTATTTACTGGTGCATGTCGCCCACAAGATAAAGCAAAAGGAATTATGAAAGGCTTCACTGCCAAAGTTCGTGATGGACGTGATGGAGATATTCTTCCAATGCATGTCGATAAAACAACATCAAGATTTACAGTGATTACTGAAGAACAATATGCGGCTTTATCTAAATCGGATGAAGATCAAGAAAACGAGTTAAAACAACGACTTCAAGAAAAGTTAAGAAAAGATAGAAAAGATTTCTGATATCAAAACTTTGAATTCATATTTATTTCAGATCAAAACTTAATTTGACGAAGGGACCTAAGGACTTAATTTATGGCAGATTACCTTGGAATTACAATAGACTATTCTCGCGATGAAAATATCACTTTATTTGGCAGAGCTACACTCAATGACAGGTATTTGATGCCTGAAGAGAAATCACCACAAGAATCATTTGCAAGAGCAGCAATAGCATTTGCAGATGATAAGGAACATGCTCAAAGAATTTACAATTATGCTAGTCGTTTGTGGTTCATGTATGCGACACCAATTTTGTCAAACGGAGGAACAAAAAATGGTGCTAGTCCAATATCGTGCTTTCTGTCTTATGTTGATGATAGCCGCCGAGGCTTGAGTGAACATTATGATGAAAATATTTGGTTGGCATCTGGTGGTGGCGGAATAGGAGGATATTGGGGCGGTGTTCGTTCTGACGGA